GGGCGTAGACTACTCAAAGCTAGTACCTATGCTTGTAAAAGAAATTCAATCACTACGTGCCAGAGTTGCACAATTGGAGACTAACTAATGACTACATGGACTATTGCAACACTTGAGCGTGAATTGGCAGACGGCGGTGTAACCGTTGCACACTGGCGATGCACTGAAGAAGAAACCGTAGGTACTGGCGACGACGCTGTTACTTACTCTGCATCCTCTTACGGTACTGTCGGCTTTACACCAGACCCTACTGCATCTGACTACATTGCCTATGACAGCCTGACTGAGGCTGATGTCTTAGGTTGGGTATGGGAGTCTGTAGGTCAAGACACTGTCGAAGCGGCACTGACTGCTAAGATCGAAGCAGACAAGAACCCAACTAGCGGCTCTGGTGTGCCTTGGTAAATGATTGACCCTGTTACTGCTATTGCTGGAGCCTCTAAAGCATTTGCTATGGCGAAGGCAATGGTAGAAGCAGGGAGAGCTGCTGAAGACACTATGATGCAGATAAGTACTTGGTACGGACACGCATCTGATGTCATCTACGCAGACAACAAGGCAAAAAGAACATCACCTTTTAAGAAGGTTGTATTTAGGAAAAGTGTTGAAGCAGAGGCTATACAAGCTTTTGCTGCAAAGAAGAAGATAGAAGCACAGCAAAGAGACTTGATAACCATGTTGAACTACGCATACGGTAGTCAAGGACTTTTAGAGTTTCGTGAACTAAAGAAGAACATAGCAAGAGAAAGAGAAGAAACGGTTTATAGACAACAAGAACTAAAGGAAGCACTTGTTAGTTCTTTGGCTATAGTGACGATGACAGGGCTTTTAGCTGGGTTGTTAATGTTTATTATAACAGGTGGTAAGTAATGACTAGAACAGAGGAACTAATAGCTAGGCTCGAAGGACACGAGAAGGAATGCCTTGTTCGTTACGAAATGATTCAACGTCAACTTGATTTAGCAGGTAAGGACATTACTGTCAACCGTCAAGCTGTCTTTGCTTTGTATCCTTTTATTCTTGGTGCGTTAGTCTTTGCTGAGTACATAAGATGATAGAAGCACTCATAGGGCCTGTCACAGGCTTACTAGACAAGTTTATACAGGACAAGGACCAGAAGGCAAGGTTAGCCCACGAAGTCGCTACAATGGCTCAGATACACGCTCAGGAGCTTGCTACGGCACAGATAGAAGTCAACAAGGTAGAAGCATCACACAAGTCCTTGTTCGTCTCTGGATGGCGACCTGCTGTTGGCTGGTGTTGTGTACTAGGTATGACAGGTAACTTTATGGTTATACCGTTTACTAATTTTATTCTGGCATTGTTGGCTATTGAAGTGACTATACCGCTTATTGATCTAGAGACCATGATGCCTGTACTTATGGGTATGCTTGGTCTTGGTGCAATGCGTTCTTATGAAAAAACTAAGGGCGTATCGAGGGAAAAGTAAATGGCATTACCACCGGGAAAGTTACCAAGAAAAAAAGGCAGAGATAGGGGTACTGAAGCTCCTCCCGGCGACGATGAGCCTGATCGTTCAGTTCGGTCATTTGTTGGCGGAATAACTGATGCTTATCAAACGATGCAACAAATTCTTAGAGAGGCAGGATTTGATCTGCCAGAGTTTGTAGGTACTCAAGGGATTCCTGACGATATAGATCCAAGAGTGTTGCGTGCGTTAGAAACAGCGGTAGAGTCTCAAGATAGCTCTGCTATTGAAGATATAGCAAAACAAATAGAAGAGGCTGGCGGTTATCAAGAATGGCTTGCACAGCAAGAAGAAGAGCCAGAATCCGAACCTGAAGATATTCGTGAGGAAGACCCTTTTGTAGCGGATGACCCTGTGCTAGAGGATCAAGACGATGCTCCTGATATTATTGACGATGAGTTAGATATAGATCCTCCGGTTCTCCCGCCACTTGAAGACGAAGAAGGAGGTGCGGCTGGTTCTGAAGATACTGATGACAATCAAGACACAGACGAAACTGATGTTATTCAGGAAGGCGACGATACTATAGCAGATGATGCTCCTGCTGATTCTGATACTAAAGACGACGCTGATCCTATTCAGGACGCTATCGATGACTCTAATGAAAACGACGACCTGCCTAGTCTGTTAGACGATGAGCCTGAGTCACAACCAGATCAAGAACCAGAAGAAGAACTAGAAGACCAAGACCAAGACCAAGACCAAGATCAAGACGAAGACCAAGACGAAGACGAAGACGAAGGTTTTGTAGAGCCTCCTACGCCAGACGAGAATGAAACTGTGGCGGGAGGGCTACCTTGGTTTATTGTCAAAGACGACGGGACCGTCTTGATACCAGATCCTAATGGTGTTCTAGGAGAAGACTGGGTTGTAGCAGAACTTGAAGATTATAAAGATTATATAGGAGAAAACCCAGAAACCGGAGTATATAACGATAGTGGTTTCCCGATAGAAACACCTGACGAACTAGCAGATCAGTTTCCTCGATCTGACGACGACGATGACAATGACGACCCTTTTAGGGATATCTTTGAAGATACCACTAATAACATCGACGATGATCGTGACGACATAGATGAAGATACTGTTGAAGACGTACCTGCACCGGAGCCTGAACCAGAGCCTGAACCAGAGCCTGAACCGCAACCGCAACCGGAGCCAGAACCAGAGCCTGAACCAGAGCCTGAACCAGAGCCTGAACCAGAGCCTGAACCAGAGCCTGAACCAGAGCCTGAACCAGTACCTGAACCAGAGCCTGAACCAGTACCTGAGCCAGCACCTGAACCAGTACCTGAGCCAGCACCTGAACCAGCACCTGAACCAGCACCTGAACCGGCACCTGAACCAGCACCTGAACCAGCACCTGAGCCACAACCGGAGCCACAACCTGAGCCACAACCGGAGCCACAACCGGAGCCACAACCGGAGCCACAACCGGAGCCTGAGCCTGAACCGGATCCTATTCAGGATGCTATTGATGATGTTAAAGAGCCTGAACCAGAGCCTGAGCCAGCACCTGAGCCACAGCCTGAGCCAGCACCTGAGCCAGAACCTGAGCCACAGCCTGAACCAGCACCTGAGCCAGCACCTGAGCCAGCACCTGAACCAGCACCGGAACCAGCACCTGAACCAGCACCTGAACCAGCACCTGAACCAGCACCTGAACCAGCACCTGAACCAGCACCTGAACCAGCACCGGAACCAGCACCGGAACCAGCACCGGATCCAGCACCTGATCCAGTAGACGATCCAGTTCAGGACGCTATTGATGATGTAACAGAACCTACTGAAGATCCTCCTACTGATGAAGTGGCAGAGGAGCCTACAGATAATATTGGAGAACCTGACGAAGAACCTGTTGGTGATCCTACTGGTAATCCTGATCCTGATCCTTCTGACGACCCTACAGGAGATCCTACTGCTGATCCTTCTGACGACCCTAACGATGGTGACGGGACAGACGGCAATATTACTGAAGGTACTGAAGGAGTTGATGGAGACCCCGGAGAAGGTACTAGCGGTTCAGGAGGAGGAGGTAGCGGCGACGGTGATGGCGATGGCGACAAAGAGCCTACGTCTTCAGGCGGAGGAGGAGGCTTTGGAGGTATGTTAACGCAACCTACCTTTAACTATCCTCAGACTCCTTTCGTAGGAGTACAATACACTACAAAAGATTATGATGTTGAGCTTATGAAAATGATGACAAGACTAGGAAAAGGAAAAGGTTTATTCTCATGACAAGTATATTTCCCACTATGCCTACAAGACTAGACTTAGTTAACGCTGTGTTAAGAAGATTACGAGAGACTGAAGTAGACTCAGTTGACGAAACTTCTTATAGTAAGCTTATAGGTGATTTAGTTAACGATGCCAAAACATTAGTAGAAACTGCTTGGGATTGGTCTGCTTTACGTACAACACTAACAGTCACTACTTTAGAGGGTGTGTTTAGTTATACGCTTACTGGTAGTCAAAACAACATTAAAGAGCTTAATGTTATTAACGACACGAGTAACACTCCTATGTCTTATCAGACTCAGAAATGGTTTGATGAGAAATATTTAATGGAAGATGTAGTGTCAGGGTCTCCTCTTTATTTTACATATAACGGTATCCGAAGCGGTACAGGTGATACTAAGATAGATGTATACCCTAAACCTGACGGAGTCTACACACTTAGATTTAACTGTGTTATTCGAAAAGACGATTTAAATTTTGATACGGCTTTTCTGTATATACCTGCTCCTCCTGTAGTTCACCTTGCTGTGGCTTTAGCGGCAAGAGAGCGTGGAGAAACTGGAGGCACTTCTGCTTCTGAGTACTTTACTATGGCTAATAAATACTTATCTGACGCTATTGCTATTGATGCGGCAAAGCACCCAGAAGAAGTAATATTCTATACACCTTGAGGTACGTATGGCACAAGAACTTAAAAGTATAAATCTTGTAGCTCCCGGCTTTAAAGGGATTAACACGGAAGACTCTCCGTTAGCTCAAGACCCTTCGTTTGCTGAAATAGCAGACAATGCGGTTATTGACAAGCGAGGTCGCGTTGCCGCTCGTAAGGGTTTGTCTGTACTTACTACGGATAAAACTGTATTAGGATCAGCAAGTATTCAGTCTATAAAAGAATTTAAAGATGATGCTGGGAACTCTGTTGTTTTTTCTGTAGGCAACAACAAGATTATGACTGGTACTACTACTCTGGTAGATGCTACTCCATCTGGTTATTCAATTACCGCAAACAACTGGAAAATAGTTAACTTTAATGACCACGTATATTTCTTTCAAAGAGGTTTTGAGCCTTTAGTTTACGATAACACATCAGCCGTTGTTCAGGCTATGAGTAACCATACACACGCAACTGGTGTAGCTAGTACTATGTATGGTAATGAGGTACTAGCGGCTTACGGTAGGTTATGGACGGCTGACTTTTCTACTGACAAGTCTACTATTTATTGGTCTGATTTATTAATAGGGCATGCATGGTCTGGAGGCTCGTCAGGGTCTATTGATATTACTACTGTATGGCCTGATGGTCGTGATGAAATTGTAGCGTTAGCGGCTCACAACGACGCTCTCGTTATTTTTGGTAAGCATAGTATTGTTGTTTACTCAGGGGCTACTGATCCCTCGTCTATGGCTTTAAAAGACACTATATCAGGAATAGGCTGTGTTGATAGAGACACTGTACAGTACACCGGATCAGACGTCTTGTTCTTGTCTCAAACAGGGTTACGTAGCTTTGGTCGGACAATACAAGAAAAGTCAATGCCTATTAATAACCTATCGTCAACAATAACAAAAGATATTATAGGACTACTCTCTCCTTCTAATGAAACATTTACTTCAGTATACCATCCAGAAGAAAACTTTTATTTATTAACATTTAGAGATCAAGACGTAACTTTGTGTTTTGATGTTAGAGGTACAGTAGAGAACGGTGCCTATAGAGTAACTCGATGGCCCGGTACTGACTTTACTTCGTATGGAAGAAAAGACAACGGTACTTTATTTATAGGTAGTAAACACGGAATAGGTACTTACTCAGGTAATCAAGACAACGGTAACTCGTACCGGTTTAGGTATTTTAGCCCTGAATTAACTTTTGGTGATACGGCAAAGCTTAAATTTCTTAAGAAACTAAGACCTACTATTATTGGTGGCAACGGGGCTAGTTTGTTTATTAAGTGGAGTTACGATTTTAATACTGTATATAACAGTTCTTTTATATCTTTAGGTACTCAAAGTTTATCTGAGTATAACGTAGCGCAGTTTAACATTGGTGAGTTTGCCGATGGTGAAAAAATATCAAGATCTGCCATAAACGCTAACGGAAGTGGTGGGACTTTAACAATTGGGGTTGAGTCCGACATTGATGGGTTCAAATTATCTTTACAAGAAATAAATGTATTAGCACTAGTAGGTAAAACAATATGAGTAATTACACTAAGACTACTGACTTTGCCGCTAAGGATAGTCTACCTTCTGGTGACGCCGGTAAAGTTATTAAAGGAACAGAGTTCGAGACAGAGTTTGACGACATTGCTACAGCAGTTGCGACAAAAGCTGATCTTGCTTCACCCACGTTTACAGGGACAGTGGTGATTCCTGCATTGACCTTTATCGGTACTCTTGCTACAGGGACAATTGATGGAGGTACATACTAATGCCAGAATGGTTAGAGAATTTATTAGGGGGCGCTGATAATGCAGTAGGAAATGCAGGTGCTTTGGGGTTAGGTGCCGCAGGTCTTGCTCTTGCTGAAAAAGGCTATAGTGATCTTGGAGACGTAGGTGAAAGAGCTTTTTCTGAGCTTTCTGGGCCCGGAGGATTAGCAGACAGACTGTCAGGGATGATGGAATTTCAGCCTTATACTGTTACTACTGCAACAGGTGGACAGTTTGGTATGTCTCAAGATCCTAATTCTGGGGCAATGTCCTATAACTTGCAAATGTCTCCAGAAGAGCAGGCGTTTCAACAGCAGTTATTTCAGAATGCAGGTAACTTGTTTAGCGATGCGGCTATGTCTCCACAAGAAAGAGAGCAACAAGTCTTTGATCGTATGATGACTGCTATGTCTCCTCAGCAGGAACGAGAGCGTCTAGCATTAGAGAATAGATTAGCCGCGCAAGGCCGATTAGGTGTACGAACAGATATGTTTGGCGGTACTCCTGAAGGGTTAGCAATGGCAAAAGCACAAGAAGAAGCGCGTAACAGTGCTATCTTGAATGCTATGCAATTTGCAGGGAACGAGCGGATGCAGACGGCGCAATTAGGGCAGGGTATGTTGGCTTCTAGCTACCTTCCTCAGTCGCAGTTGTTGAATGCTCTACAGCCCGGTATGACAGCGGCAGAGCAACGTCGTCAAGCCATCTCACAACAAGCAGGAATGTACGGACAAACTTACGCTACAGGTCTTCAGGGTCTTTTGGCGGCGGCTACAGGACAGGCAAACATTGCTGGTGGTGTAGGCGGAAGCATGCTAAGTGGCGCTATGGGCGGCTTATTCGGCACTAAGACTACTTGAGGAACTAATAATGGTTAACTTTGCACAAGGGTTTTTACAAAACTTAGCAAACCCTGCTATGTCTAAAAGTTTATTTGGAGCTGGAGCCGCTATTGGTAATTTACCAAGGCAGTATCAAGAACAGAAAAAGTTAGAAGCTTATAGAAGTATGTCGCCTCTACAGCAACTTGAATACAGCATAGCTAATGCCAAAACACCAGCAGATATTCAAAGGGCCCAAGAAGCTAAAATTGCTTTCATGCGACAAGAATCACAAAAAGCAATAAACAAGCTAGAGGTTGCTCGTGCTACTGAAAAAGACCCAGCCCTTCAACGGAAGTACGAAGAGTCTATGGCAGGAATTGCCGCTAAAGTAGGTTTAGACGCCGGAGGCTATGTTGGACGTACCAACGCTGAAGAGATTCGACAGCTACAAAGACAGGCAATAGAGGATGCCGCAAACGAAAGAGACAGAGGCAAGAAAGAGCTAGGGGTAGCTACGGCTTATAAATATATGCTCCAAAGTGAACAGTCTCCGGAAAGTGTGGCCAGCGCTAAAAAGAAATGGCAGGACGCTGGTTTTACACAAGTACTTGTGGATGCAGATAAAGAGGCTTTAGCGGCGTCTACTAGAGAGCTTACTCATAACAACCAACTTAGCGCTAAAGCTGATAGAGATAGCTACTTGTCTACTACGTCTCCTGTTTCTGAGTTAGAAGCTGATATTAGTAATGATAAAAATATAGATCCTGCTATCGCAAAGGTATTAAAAGAAAGAATAGATAGGCTTAAAGATGCTTATCCTGATTTTGAAAACAAAGGAACATGGACTGAGGCGGGTCGAAGACAGCATGATGCTGAGTATAGAGCAATTAATAATGCTTATTACAGCGCAACAATAGATGCTACTCGCACTGCATCGAGAGAAAAAGAAAGGATAGTTAAATTAAGAGACGCTATGTCTAAGATAGCCGCACAGAATATTAGCAAATCTGAGTGGTCCGAGTATACAAACCAAGCAGAAGCCGAGCTTAGAAAAGAAAACGATACTTGGTCTGTGACCCCTGTTAAGTTTTCTGATTTTACTGAACAAGATATAAGTCAAAGGGCTATGGCTATAGTCGTTAGGTTAAAACAAGAACAAACCTTATCGGCGGTAAATGCCGCTCGTGTTTCTCAGAACCTAGAAGCTTTAACGCTAGAAGAAGTATTAGGTACTACGGCACCTACCAACAACGAGTATACTAGGGGTCGGTTTACTATAACAGAGGAGGGTGATTAATAATGCCTACTTATAGAGTAACAGACCCGACTACTGGGCGTACTTTATCGTTATCAGGCGATTCACCCCCTACTGAAAAAGAACTTGAAGATATTTTTAGTGAGTATACCGTAGACCCAGAACGCCAACAGCTAGAAAAAGAGTTTCAACAGGCGGAGCAAGAAAGATCTCAAGCGGCTTATAATCTAGAGGCGGCTGAAGATACTGTTCTTGAGAACTTAGCAGAAGGTATACAACAAACGTCAGCCGCTGGTGTAGGCGCTGTTGCTGATTTAGCTACCTTTGTTGCGTCTCCCGCTACTGCACTTTATGAATTAAGTACAGGACAAGACGTACCTACTGGTCGTGAAGCATTGGCTATGATAGATCCTCGTCTAGACCCTAATCAACGTTTTGTGGAAGAAGATGTCGGTGCTTTTGCTACTCGTCTTGCTGGTGAGTTATCTGTCTTAGGTGGTGGTTTTGCTCAAGTAGCTAGAGACCCTGCAAAATTATCTTCTGCTATTAAAGATATTGCTGGCTTAGGTATGACTAAAACTCCTGTGGCCGCTACAGCTTTAAAAGAAGGCCCAGAGTTTGCGGAGAGGTTATCTAAAAATACTATAGATCTTGATCTTGATTTTAATTTAGAAACCGTTGAAGGCGTTAAGAACTTTGCAGATGATGCTGGTATTCGTTTTGACGTAGAACAAGCACGTCCAGACTTTGATAGTTTTGAGCAATGGAAAAAAATAGACCTTCCTAAGTTTAAAGTAGACCAAGAAAAACTAGGTAATAAATGGGATGCCGCCGCTAAGAGCCTTAACAAGGCAATAGAGCGTAATCAAAAAGCATTGGAATCTGGCGACGAGGCTAGGGTACTTAAATCAGAAGCTAACCTATCTAATGCCCAAGCAAAATTAGACAATTTATCAAATCAAGTAGTAGAGGCTCCTCTTCCTCCTCCTATTATAAAAGGATCAGCAGACCGTCGCGCCTTTATTAAAAACGAATTAAGCGTAGCTGGCGTTTCTGATGACGTTATTAAATCAGTTGTTTTGCCTCAACGCTACCGTAAGCCTAAGCCTTTTGAAGAACTTATGGAGTACGACAAAATGGCTATGAATGGTGTGTATGACATTAACCCAAAGGCTGTTGTTAGGTTTTTGGACGAGGCTTCTAGACCAGCCTCAGCCGTGGTAACTAAGCTTGCTGGTCCTCGTATAGGGGCTCTTTTTTCTTCTTCCTTTGAAACTGCCACACGAAAACAAGAGCTTCTATACACAAAATACTTTAACGATAAGGCTAAAAACCATTTGTCAGAGTTAGTTGATTGGGGCAACTCTCCTGTAAACAAAGCTATGTTTCTTGACCTTCATCTTGAACCTGAAAATCTTAAAACTATTATTACTAATGCCTCTGATGAACTAAGTAAGCCAGCTTACAATTTGTTTAAGCAATTATTAGCTGACTCTAAGATACATCAAGCTGACGTAAAAAGTCTATACACAAAAGATGTTCTACAAGACGAGGTGTACTGGGCTTCTGGTGTTAAGCGTTCATCTCTTAATGACGAAGAAAGTCTAGCTACTACTATTGAAACAGGAACTATTCAAAATGCAGGAGCTAAAGAACGTAAAAGAAAGTTAGCTCAAGAGATGGATTTAGATGATCTTAACGACTACTCTAGTCCTATACTAGAGCAGATTAACCGTATAGCCCAAGAAGGTATGTTAGTTGAGCTTTCTAAATCATTCAGGATGCGTCCTAGTATAGGGTTAAATGGAAATAGTAATGACTTTTTCAGGGAAATGAGACGTGCTGTACAAGATCAAACAGGATCTCCGAAAGTAGCTGATCAGATCTCGCAACTTACAAACAGGACATACGTAGGCGCTAGAACTAATACAAGTAGCTTTGTATCTGCATGGATGAAACAGGCTTACGGAGGTACACTCGGGCAGTTTGATTCTGCTTTGCTTAACTTACACGACACTGCTATATCGCTAGTTAGAGATGGAGTTAAGCCTACTCTTAAAGGTATTCTTGATAGAGAAGGAATGGTAATTCAAGACTTTGGTATAGGAGGCTCTAATAAAAATATAGGAGAGTTTCAATCTGGGTTTGATGAGGGTTTAGATAAAGCTTTCTACGAAAAAGCGGCAGACTTTTATCAAGACTTTAGTTTTAAGTACTCTATATTTAGGGTGGCAGACAGGAAAGGTAAAGGTATTGTTCTTCGTTCTGCGTTTAACGGAATGAGAGAAGCCGCATCTAGTACTCAGCAGTTTAAGGATAAGTATGATATTTATTTTTCTGCGAGAGAACGGGCCTTAATAAGACCTTATCTAATAAAAGGCACTAAGATAGAAGACATGCCTGAAAGTGCTAAACATATTGTGTTGCGAGGAATGTTTACACGGCTAGGAGAACAGCAACTTATTTCCCCTGCTGGTCGAACACTTAAGTACTTAAATAAACCTACGGCAAGCTTACTACGTCCTCTATATGCTTTATCTGGGTTTGCTATTATGCAGGGTGAGCTTCTTAAGCAAGGTATTATTGATAACATATCTAAAGGAAACTACAAAGAAGCTGGTTCTTTTTCAGCTAGATACATGGCTTTCGCCGGTCTTGGTTATGGCTTGATTGACGAGATTCGAGGAATACCTCAGTGGATATTAGGTAATGATGACAAAGAACCTAGTATCGAAGACGTTCTTGTAAAGGCGGCTACTCAGCCTATACAAGTTGCTACGTTTGGTCGCTTAGGTGATTCATACTCTACTCAGAAATTTCTTGATTCTCCGGTTGAATATCTTTTAGAATCTTTAGTGCCTCCTACTGGTTTTATAGGTAACTTAAGTAAAGATGTTGCGGACGTTGCGGCAGGTAAAGATGTAAATTACGAAACTTTAAAGAGTCTACCGGGCGGTGAAGAATTACGCGCTGTGTTAACAGAGGATAAGTGATGGATTTTGAATCGATTCGTTTAAAAAAAATATATAACAAAATTCCTGTGAACATGCGTATCTTTGCTGAGACTGTTGCGGGTTCTGACCAACCCATAACTGAACAAGATTTCCCGCCTCAAGACTTAATGTACCTTCGGAGCCTTATAGAAAACACTCAGAAAAAAAACAATGAGATGGAAAAAATGCTTGTTGAGCATAGAGACTTAATTTCTGATGCGGGTGTTTACGAGTTAGGCCCAGATAATAAATTAGTTAATATTACGGATAGAGAAATTTCTGAGTTAGACAAAAAGATACAGTCATATAGAGATACTAGTGGTAGAACATCAGTTCAATATGGGGATATTTATCGTACTATGGATCCAAGTACCGAAGCCGGTTTTGAGTCTGTTCCTCAAACCTTTAGAGATTCTTTTAATGATCCTGCTTACAGAATAAAAACAACATTAGGAAGATTCACAGCGGAGGACCAAGACGACGGTTCTATTATTGTTAGGGACACCTACGATTGGAACAAGATGGATGAAAAGCCTACCTTTAAAGAGTTTATAGAGGCTGTGCCTGAGCTGGCTTCTAGTCCACGTAAGGCAGGTAATGCTTTTATGCGTTTAATTAAACCTGATGCATCAAGAGAAGTTAGGATACGACTTGATCCTAAGAAAGGAATGCTTACAGAGTAATTAAAAAAGGGGCCGAAGCCCCTAGTAAGTTACAACTCACAGTTATTGCCCGTACAAGCTAACTGCTGAGACCCTTCCGTCATGTCAGAGTTCTCAGAGATGTTCCAATCAATCGTCTCTGGGAATTCCTCCTTCAGCTTCTCATAGGTCTCTACGTCGATGGGTTCATAAGGAGCCTGTTGGTATGTGTGTTCGGAATAAGGCAGAAAACTAACACCGCTTATCTTATCGAACTTGTTATACAACCACTGACCTACCTCAAGGAACTCATCATCACGATAGTAACACGTCATAGATGGTTTATGTTCACACCAATAGTCCTGATAAATCTCCCACAATTCTAACTGCTCCATAGCACCCATCTCAGAGGCCACCACAGCCCCGTCAGGAGACTTTATAGGGAAGGAGAATACCTTGGTAGAGGGTGACATTACATCGTCTTCTACAGGGATTCCTGCTTCTTCAAGTACGGAGCACAAAGGGTCTCTTGCGTCTGCTCGTACTCTTCTAATGTACTGATCCGCATATCGAGGGTGTATCCCGCTAGCAGAATCAACCAGTTGAGACACAGTACCGCTAGGCTTAACGGCGGTAATAGCAGTAGAAATATTAATAGCCAGTCTGTCAGCCCATGATTTATTCGTAGCGATAGCTTCTTCACGTAACTCAGTAAGCCATGTTTTGAGTACACCTTTATCCTTCCTTCCCGACAGCGTCGGATGATCCATGATCCCTGTTAATGATACTCCTAGTAATGCTTCTTCCTCTGTATTCTTCTGCCATATCTTACGTAGGTAACGGAAGTCAGTTAAGGTAGCCTGTAGAGTTCCAAGGATAGTCGCAGTACGTACTTTTCGTTTGAGGTCTGAGAGCGTATCTCCTGCCCTGACAACAACCTCTGATAGATTGCAGAATTGGTTAGGTCGTAAGATGATCTCGCTACATGGATTAGTTCCAAAATCATAGGTAGCATCTCGTCGCTCGTTCTTTGAAGCTTGCTTTTGACTTGCGACTCTAGAGAACATACCTCGCTCTCCTGAACGGGACTCGTATAAACTTTTCCACTCATTTAAAAATGCCTCAAAGTCTGGCTTCTCTGTATAGCAAGCGCTGTTGTTTGCTAGTCCGCGTTGAGGATTGTCGTTCCACCACTGGCCTGACTTGCATCTTCGGAGTCTATCGTCAGTGAGGTTAGACAGACTGATGAGAGCGGACCTGCGTACACCTCCGACGACGACGATCTGTGCAATCTTACAGCAGAGATCATGACATTCGATGGAGCTAAGTTTACGTCCAGAAGCCTCCCGAAAGACGCTGACTGTGAAGTTGAACAGATCGACAAGAGGCTCTGGACCAGATGCTCTACCTCCGAAGGTCTTAAGGGATGCCCCTGCAAGTCGTACTCCAGACACGTCCCATTTTGGAAGTTGGCCTGAATACAACAAGCTAATAAGTTCCCTGTAAGCTTTAGCCCATCCAATCTTGCTGTCGGCGACATGTATAACGGTATCGGTATCATGGAATTCCTCTGCTACTTCAGGTAGCTTGCTAACGTACTGACGCTCAACGCTGTAGCCTACGCCTGTGCCGCACATAAGTACGTACATCATCTCGTCAAACGCTTTAGGGTGGTCAATAGGTAGGTAGCTACAGTTGAATCCAGCTACGTTGTCACGGTCAAGAGCCTCACCGGCAGTCATTAACGCTCTCATGCTGGGCATAACATCCATGTCGTGAATGTCTTTGAAGATACCGTTAGCCTCTTCGAGTGTTAGCTTACCTTTCTCAATCCAGAAGTTTAGGTACCGGTCGATTGTTTCTTCCCACGTCTCACGCCGCTGTTCCTCTGGCAGGTAGCGAGCATAGCGTGACTTGTGTATGTACTGCTGATATGCATCCATCAATTCATTTCCTTAATTAGTCGTTCAATATACCACTTACACTTACGTAAGTCCTCAACAGGTTTCCCTTTGTAGTCATATCGCCATAAGTATTTAAGAGCATTACCCTTGAGGTAGCCATTAAATTCATGCTCTGGCATAGATGCTTTGATTGCTTCGATGGCTTCTATCGCGCCTTTGTTGTAATGGTCGGGCTTAGTCACAGGATCAGGTACTTCCCTCAGCTTGTCCCATTCAGCAGGAGTTATATTGTCAATACTCATTCCATCTCCTTAAACTTGTAGACTTTCTCTAGCACTCTATCAGCAAACTTTTCTACTAGATCTTCTGCTGTGATTTCAAGTGCCTCCATGATTGTTACCTCATCGTAATGTTCGGCAACGTGTTCTAACAGCTCGTCGAACGTCATCCATACTTTCTCCTGAGATAGTTAATACTAATAGGTAGCTCATCGAACGATCCGTTGTTTACTTCATTGAGCATCCATATACCTGACCAGCTTCCGTTCGTTTGAGGGTTCAGATAATCCTCAGAATGAGTATAAAAAATGCCAGCAAACAAACCAGTGATACTATTTCCATCTCCTTTTCTTGCATAAGCTATGTCTCTATCTTGAACGTGTCCCATTATACAGGACATAAACTTCTTCTGTAGCATTAACTTTGCAGAAGAAACAGGACGACCCATAACACCGCTAGTAAAGTAGTGGCAGTAGGCTACTCCGTCAATGATGATGGGCTGTAAGAACGGGACAACTTCCCAGCTACCTAAGTGAAAGTCCTTGTAAGACATAAGACCTTCTAGCTTAGAGTCAGACTCGATAGCACGTTCTATCCTGTTCTCGTGGTTGCCTAGTAGGAACACCATTCGAGGCTTCCACAGTCGTCGCTTGCCCTGTCGCAGTCGTCTACGCTCTGCCTCTATTGGCTCTAGGAATCTAGCCATTGCTTCGTTACCTGCCTCGATGTCGTTGACATAACGTCTACCCTCGAACGACTTCTTACCTACGTCATAGCTACTGAGACTTGGCATGTCCCAGTGATCCCCCAGATGGATGATAACGTCAGGCTTAGTTGCCGCCGCATAGCGTCCTGCCCAGTACATGTGGTCAAAGTTACTGTCAGGTTTTACTTGTGTGTCTGGTATTACTAGATGCCTAGTCATAGCCACTCCTTGGGTAAGGTACTTGGTGTGTACCAATCAAACCCGTTCTTGTCTGCCCAGTCTCTCATACGGTAACGAGTACCATCTTTACGTCGTCTTGATCCCGGCATTGGTGTATTAGGATTCTGAAATATAAACACAAGATCTTCATATTTACCTAGTGCCTTACGTACTTCTACGTACTTACGCGCTTCTTCTCTAGTTCTGAATCTGCCTTTTGCTTCGATGTAAGTCACCCATCCTGCGTTGTTGTAACAGAAATCAGGTTCGTACATCTTAGGTATGATGTAGCTGATCCTCTCAACAGGATGATATGTACAACTCTTCATCTCAGCATAGAGCTTCTTCTCTAGATTACTATCAAACTTCATCAGGAATCCTATACTTGTCGTCAGTAGATCTAAGAAGATAGAGAAGTTGAAGGCTTTCATACAGCCTATCAGCGTCGAGTTCGTTGTCCTCGTATAACTTAAGACATCGCTCGTAAAGCTCTCTCTCTGTTGTCCAGTCCTGTAACGCCTTCTCTGCTTTCTTTGGTCCTACTCCATGTATACCGGGGATGTTGTCTACCCTATCACCCATCAAGGCTTGACGATACAGCCACTCTGTAGCAGAGCGTTCATCAACTTCCTTCATGATCTTCTTGGTGTAGTCATATATCTTTGTAGGTATCTGCAAGAAGTCTTTGTCGAGAGAACAGATAATAGATTTATGTTCTAACTCAGTAGACTTGATAGCTATGCAGTCATCGGCTTCCATGTTAACAGAGAGGTCCGCTTTCCATGCATCTAGCATGTACTCACGGAGTGCGTTCTTGTGTACGGGTTTACGTGCGGGACGGCTACCTTTGTAGGGCTGAGAAACAGCAACCTCATTTCTGAAGTTACTGCTTCCGGTAAGGTATAGCATGTGATTATCGTAATGCTCAGACAGATCAGAGATCAGCTCAGAGATATAGTTAGCCATAGTCTGGATTGCTATTCTCTCTGGCTCCTCGTCACAGGCAAAGCCAACACGATAGACAAGCATGTCACCGTCGATGAGTATCACACGGCTTCCTCAAGATCAAAGTCAGGCATGTACTCTACGACGTTAGAGATAACCATACGTCGAAGTGAAGGCGACCGCCCTTTCTTCTTCATGTATTCCCACTCATAGTAGGTCACAAGGCACGTAGCTTCTGACCCGTTAGCAACAACAACACCCATCTCAGGATCATCGTCTTCACTAGTAGGAGTACGACCTTTGATTAACAACTCGCTACCGTCTGGCTTGAACGCACGGTACTTGTTGTTTGACTTACAAGTGATGTAGTAACCACGGTCATCACCTTTGTTGTTTACGTTCAGGCCCATATCTTCAAGAGCCGCGATTGCTGTGTCCGACAACTGAGCCAGATCTACTGTGTACTTATCAGCCAGCTCGTTCTTGTGGGTAAGGCTAGGCCAAAACAACTGACACTTAAGGTTAATGTTTGCTTCGCTCATAGGATCTCCTATTAATTAATCCAGATTAATTTTACAAGTAATATTATACCACACTTTTGCAGATTGTGCTAATGCGTTTCGGCCCAATTACTACCAATACGATACTCACCATCTAGTGGGCAGTTAAGGTTAAAGGTTTCGCCAGCCTGAATGATAGCCTGTACAGCGGCTTTGCCTACGTACTCAGCATCTTCAGGACGACACTCTATTTGCCACTCATCGTGGACTTGCGCTACTAGCTTGAAGTCTACATGCTCAAGTAATTCATACAGGTGTATCACTCCCTGTTTCATTACAATAGCACCAGCCCCTTGCAGTAATGTATTCAACGCGGCATGGGCAGAACGGACACGTAGTCGCCTACCGTCTAGGCCGTCAAGGAACCCAGAGTCTGCTTGCGTTGTTACGTCCTTCCTGAGTCGTGCAAGAGAAGGAACGTTACTTAAGAATCTTTCTTTTAGTTTGGCACCAAGCTGTGCATTACCCCCTACGACAGATCCTATCTTTGCATTACCTGCACCGTATAGGAATGCGTAGATGAATGTCTTAGCTTGCGCCCTAGTCTTTAGTCCAGCCGCTTTTTGATTAGCTGTGTGTATATCTCCTTCTAGGATTTCTTTCGTGTAACCCTCGCTATCCATGTAGTGAGCCAGCATCCTAAGTTCCAGACCAGATGCGTCAGCCCCAACGAGAACACGGTCAGGAGGAACAATAAAAAGCTTGCGGCAATCGACGCCGTACTCTGCATAAACAGCAGGAACTTGCGCCAGATTAGGACTAGAATGCGCCATGCGTCCTGTAACAGCCCCGATGTGTTTGACTCTTCCATATATCCTTCCTTTGTTTTCTGCCTTGATCCACGACAATACTTGAGAGTGTCTCTTCTGTAAGAGTAGATACTCGAGCACCGTCTTTGATTCAGGTACGTGTAGGTTTTTCTTAAGAGTAGATTCATCCACCTTTGGCTTACCTGATGGTGTCTTCTCTTTCCATACTGCACCTTTCTTCTCTAACCTCTCAGCTATCTGTTGCCTAGATCCTACGTTGAAGTGAGTGTACCTCACAGGCAATGGCTTACCTGATGTCTTGTGATACCTCTGCTCTTCAGCTATGGGTGGAAAGATATTCTGCAAGGCGGCTTCAATGCCTATCATCTTAGTCTCTAGCTGTCGTTCTAATTGCTTTGCATCAGAAGCATTGAACCCAAAGCCATTGTCTTCTTGATCCTTGCATATATGTGCGACAGCGTGTTCAAGGTAGACGCTTGTGTCAGAGAAGTCGAACATCTGTAACTGAAGACACAGCATCTCATACAGCTTCTCAGTCACTGACACGTCACGCATACAGTACTTGATCATCTCTTCAGACAACTGAGTCCAGTCATCGTGGTCACCCTTGGGTAGGCGTAGCTTCTCTCCCCACGTAGCGAGACTGTGTCCTCCCTGTACATCAGGATGAAACAACCTAGACATAACCAACGTATCAACAACACGCTCAGGATGTATCTCAATGTCCCATAGATTTTTCAGTACAGGTCCATCAAAGCCTATGTAGTTGTGACCACATACGTGACCACCCCTAGCTAGTTCCTCGAACAGTGACTCCCTACAGGTATGGAGACAGTGATCCTCGTTTGGCCTCTTTGTCACAACACAGTGTATTACCGATGGCTGGAGACCATCCGTTTCTATATCCAAGAACACTATATTCGTAGTAGGCAATGTCCAAGTCTTCTTGCTCTGTAGTTTCTCTACCATTGGTCTTCATCTCCTTGTTCTGTTCCTGTGTAACTATCCAGTTCCCCATCTTCGACATCATAAGACTCCTCTATGTCTGATAAATGTGCGTACTCTACGTTACCTGTGATGGTAACCTCATCTTCAATTAAGAATTTACTACAAGTACCGCATAAGTCAACAAACTCTTTTGAGTCAGTGAACTTACGCGTCATCTCATACTCGTTAAGTAGCTTGTTGCATGCAATACATCTCACTCCATCATCTCCGTCAGTCTGCCTGTGTCTTTATTATATAGCAACGAACACGCTGGTCCAGTCATACCACTAAACCTGTTCTTCAGTACCCTAATGCTCGTTGTGTTGCGCACCATCTTATCTTCTGCTTGTGCATTACGCTCTAGTCCAAGAACAATATCAGACAACTGGGCAATTGATGCACTTCCGCGAAGTTGACCCAGACTAGTAACTGCTCCGTCCTCATGTCCTTTTCCTTCTGGTCTGCGTAGGTGACTAACAACAAACATACATATTTCCATCTCCTGACAGAACATACGTAGCTTGGTCATGATCTCATCAATGGCTTTACGTTCATCACCATTGGCTTGATCTGATACCAGAATGGATATGTGATCGAGGATGATATACCTAACACCAAGCACCTTAACTTGGTAGCGGAACCTAGCCAGTATGTTCTCGATCTGATTAGAACCAAACGAATCCCACAGCACAACACGGTCATCCAGATCCAACGAATTGAATACGTACTCTACCTCATCAGGGGTGTAGTCACATCCGGGTAGGTGTATTGGTTTGTTGATCTGTAGACCCACTAGTCCACGGGCAGTACGGTCTGGTGTCTCCTCAAGAAAAGCTAGACCTATCCTCTCGTTGGTTTGTGATGCAATGGAGAACACTAACTCACGCATGAAGGTTGACTTACCTAAGCCAGACCCAGAACAGATCGTCACTAGCTCAGTAGGTCTGACACCAAACGTCATGTCATCCAGTCCCTTGTATGGGTAGCGTACCTCTGCCTCCATCAGTGGCTTCTTCATCGCCTCACGGAGTGACCCTATCATCACCATACCATCAGGGGTGTACACCTTTGCATGCCACCATCGCTTGATGAAGTCATCCTTGTCGGCGTTCATCAGGTAGTCCGATGCATCCTTATGCTCACCGTGCTGGTAGATCTTTGCCTTACCACCAAACAGATCGGCACACTCATGCGCCGCTTTCTTACCATGCTCATCGTTGTCATAGCAGAATATGATGTTGTCAAACTTATCGAGGAACTCGTATGCCCTTCGACAATCCGCCGCCGCACCCTGAGCACCATTACGAATAGAGACTACTGGATACTTGTCACCGAACATCTGGTACGCAGACAGCGCATCCATCTCCCCTTCCACTACGGTTATGTACTGACCACCCGAAGGGAACAGGTGTTGACCGAACAGACCAGCCTTCTTCCAGTCACCTTCGATCTTGAACTGCTTGTCAGGTGTACGTTTTTTAACCGCAGTTAATTCACCATCGGGGGTGTAGTAACCGAAGCGAACGTCATCACCTAACAACGTAGTGGAGTACTTCTCCATTGTACGTGCGTCAAGACCCCTATCCTGTAAGCTCCTGTGTGCCCCTTTAAGCTCCATTACAGGTACCCTTGGGGTTGGTACTCGATAGTCGTTAATGTCCCTCACAGATCCTCCTGCGCCGTCTGACGATGGGGTAAACGTGGCACATGCGAAACAATAACTAGATCCGTCCTCGTTGTAGGACAATGCATCACTAGAACCACAATCATTACACTTCTGGTGCAACTCAGTGAAAGCCATCAGTGTACCTCCACGCTAGTACCGAAACGAGAAAGGTAACGAGCCTCTAACGTCTCGTCATCCATCGAATCAAACTCCATTGCAAAAAGATTAAAAAGAGTATTCATCGCCTCCATATAATTTACGCTGTACATGTGGTCGTCAGTTAACTCCTCGACCATACGTTGCCTGTCTTCTGTTTTCATATCACCTCCTATAAGTAATATGTATTATTAATACTAAGTACTAATGCATAGTACTTACTATGTAGTCTATATAGAAGAGTATACCACACCACGCTTCTTTTTGGCGGCACTCTTCCTGTTACTTTTGACACTTGCTTTACAGCGCGGCTTATGATTTCTGACGTACCGCTGTGTATCTCTCCCCATAGTAATCCTCCCTATCATCGTTGATATGCTCCAAGAAAGTACGCAATTTACCAGAACGTTTGAGTTTCTGCAACGCACTGTATTCTATTGCACGTACTGTAGCCCTGCTAACACCTAGCTCATCAGCGATTTCCTGATGGGTCATGTGATAGTCAAGGTAATTACACCGCTTCTTCACTATCTCTTTCCTCCTTGTACTTACCTATCTCATCCTCTTGGTACTCATCTGCATAGTCCCACTTACACCGGTCACTGTCTTGATCCCAGTACTCTTGGTACTCATCGTGCCACACTTCCCAAGTCTCACGTCCCATAGAAACGTCCCCCATTACCCAGACACATTACTTTACATGCTCGACAATAACGTCTGTCGTCTCACGCTTATAACATAATAAACAATCCATACACTTCTGTCCAGTACAGTTAGCCTCGCCGTCATACGACTCCGACACGTTGTTGAATACACGGTCGAACCCACGCGGTGGAGATGACAGTACGTTATCTATCTTAGGATTACTATAAACAAGAAGCATATTACTAGGTACTAGATGCAGATTCGGACGCACTAGATTCACACGCTTAGTCCACAACGCAAAGGTAGAGTGCTTGTTATCCTCCGCTATCGCACATAGATTACGGAAGTGCTGTTCATTTATCAGCTCACCGTGTCCATGAAACCGCACGAATGCACCGGAGGTACGAGGCAATACGAACTCAGCATCACTCGCAAGGATGTCACTATTCCTCTGGAAGGCTGGCTGGCAGTTCTTCCTATAACTAGAAAGCATACTAACACTGTAACACTTGGTACAAATCTTGCTTGCATCAGTCTTGCTAGACTCCTGCATACAGAACGGATTGGTAACTGTGTTGGTATTGATTGCTTGTATACCATCCAGCTTACCTGACATCTTACTTATGCTAGGCATCGGGTGCATAGACCACCTCCTCTTTAACGACACGGCATTCTTCACCGTCTGCTATGTACCCATCACAGAAGTACTTTGCATTACTAAGAGTAGAATTCCAAGACGACCCATCATCGTCTCTCTCCTCCCACTCCCACGTCTTGCGGTTAAACCTCTGCACAATAAACCAAGTATCCATAGCCATACATTACACCTCCACATCATAGAATTTAGTTGTCTCTTCATCTTCACGACGCACACACTCCACGTCATTCTCATCCCAATCGAGAGTATGATCCAAATCACTCAGAGCATTATCGATTGCGGCTTGCTCTGCTAGATCCTCATCACTGCTCTTAACATACTGCCGACGTGTAATAGTAATGGTCACATCGAATGCATAGACGTGCACTAACTCTTCGTCCATCTTGTCAAGCTGTAACACTGTGTCCTTGAGTAGTAGATCCAGCTCCTCAAACAACTCACTCTTCGGATGATTGTAAATATCGTACTCGATAAAGCTACGCATCTTACTTAGCTGATCGCGTAACTCTTCGAGATCTTCCCTACTTGTTAAGAGATCTGTACTCATAGTTCTTTAACTCCTCAGTTGTTAAGTTACATTGTTGTTCAAAAATACCCTTCATCTCTGCAAGGATTCGTTCGCAGTCTTCCACCGCAATGATATCTATCGTACCGATAAGGTCATCATATTGAGTATAAGGTGCGACAGACCTGAACTCTCGATAAGATCTGGTTGCTTTAACTTTCAATCTCAGAACTGGGTTGGTCATTCTATACACCACTCCACTCGTTTAATAATATTGTCGCCATACTCATTCGCAGTATAGTCACTGATTACTTCTATTGCTTCACTGGTACTGGTGACGTTGCCATACACAAACTGAAACCACGCCACGTAATCTTCACGCTCGTCACTCCACACACCCACGTTATCGAAGTCACAATCACCCATGTGGTCGAGAATTGTGAAGTACTCACTGGACTTCTCAACGTCAGCGTGCTCACCCTCACCGCATACAGTGATGCTCTTGTCTGGGTCACGCAACACTGAGTCAATGAAGTACTGCGCCACTCTTATCTCTGTAAAATGCATAACTACTACTCCTCTTCCCATTCATTACAACACTTCTCACACATATACAGACTACATCTGCCTGTAATACCAAAGTTCAAACGCCCAGCTATAAGTATCTCCCTTGTTGCCGTATCCTCATTAGGAAAGACCTCTTGCACAACGCTCGACCTGTTACCAGTGTAACTATTCCACGCATCCCCGTCAACTATGCACGAATGCACCTCGCCACAAGACATGCACCTAGCAGACACCTGCTTATTGTTGAATAGATCTACTACTTCTCCCATAGTACTTCTCCTCTAGCTCTTCCACGTTATCTTCCCAACACGACACACAGATACAATCACCGTTGTCCTCTTGGTACACATCCTTCTCACTGCGGAACCACTCATCACAGACAGCACACTCAAAGACCATAGACATACAACCTCCTATGTATTAACACGACCATCAGGTTCAATGCATAACCACATACCACACCACCTAATCACCACGGCTGGGTCACACATCAACGGTTCAACACCACGACGGAACTCACGGTACGTCACACCCTGATTGTCCAGCCTCCACTTACGTAGCAACGCTTGTTGCTGGTTCTTAGTTAACGGAATCATATATCACCTCTCGTTTATGTAATGAAGATTATCTTCGTGACCGTTTGCACTATCGCTCTCATCCCATAATTCACTGATGCATTTACGACAAGTATTACACTTAGTAACTGTGTCATACACCAGCCAATCAAAGGATACTTTAGTTGTGCATACATCACACTGCTGGAACCACTCACTGTTCTGACACCAGAACCCAAGGTAAGTGGACCTATAAGGCTTATTGAATCTTCCCATCAGTCAAACCTCCCTACTCGTTGATTACCTACGCTGTCCTTGATGCCGAAGATAGCATAAGGATAAGCCCACAGCGTCCACCCGTTGAAGTCAACACGCGCGATGGGTTCCATGTCCTCGGCTGGATTGTGATACACACCATCATCATCTATCTCACCCACCCAATGTCGGGAGAATCCACCGCAACCATAGGTTTCGTTCATCTCGTCAGCCACGGTACTGATACCACCACCCTGAAACCTTGCCGCTACAACACCACGACCGAAGAACTCTGGGACAATCCCAAGTCTCTCGCGGTCATCGTCACCATCGAAGAATTGAATCATCATAATTAAAACCCTCTAAAAATTAATCTGGATTAATTAATGCCGGTAATATAAACAGAACGAATACCCGACACAGATATTATCTCAAATAGTTATAACGGTGTCAAGTGACCTGTCCACCCATAATGTCAAGCATAAATTACAGGCATAAAAAAACCGCCCGAAGGCGGCTGAAGTGTGGACGTTGGTGCGGGTCTAGCTGGCGTCGCGGTGTAGGTCGATGGATACCTGTGCGAGGTAATGGGCAATCTCCATTTTCGTGTGTCCGTTGTCGAACGCCCTTTGAAGGAATTCAGAGAACAGATGGCCGATGGGGTTCGCATTATCAGCCGTTGGCTCGCTTGCCTCAGATTCCGCCTCGACTTCTTCATCGCTGGCGACCTCTGACGCTGGGATGGCTAGAGCCTCGTAGCACGTCTTTAAAGACGTCGACCGCGTCGATGCCGTTTCAAGAACCAATATGCCGTCTTCAATCGTCTTGATGTCGTGATACTCAGACAGTTTCTTATCCAGATTAGCGGCGACCTTTATTAGGCGCATGACCTGAGATGCCTGAGTATTCGCGCTTGATTCTTCGTTGCCCGCTTCGCAGTACTGAGAGTGGATGCTAGCGCGTAGTGGCTTAAGGTCGTTCTTAGTGATGCCCGCTTGCGCGGCTTTAATAACCTCGTCGCAGATCTTATCGAGCGTGGACTCGTTAGCCTTAGCGATTGCCGCGTCTCCCTTGATCATGGCAGAGGCGATGCGTGTTCCTAGAGTTTCGATGTTGGTCATGAGAATGATTCCTATTTAGATTACGTCGTGCGTTATTGCCCGACCATTGGATTATAACAAACTGGGAACGTGGCGCAAGCGTCAAAGAATTAATCCAGATTAATTTATGCCTTTGAAGTACCTTCACAGACTCTCACCTTTTACTGTACAAAACCTCAGTACTGTATAAAAAAACACTTGATCTTTGTAATTTTCTATGCTAGGCGACGGCGGGGGGGAACTTTTTACGCGCACTTTCGGGGGAGGTGCACCCCAGATACAAAAAAGAGCTAAATTGGAAAGGGTTATTACTAGTACTTTACGTTATATATCAAGACTTTAGTAGAACTTCTAGTTATATAGATAATCTGCACTGTAAAACTACAGAATCTGTGCTGTAAATACAATGTTTTTACCCCACAGGGGTTGACAAATGCATAAAAGTATGCTATAATATATGTATATATAGAACTATAGCGAAAAGTACGATGCATTAAGACTAAGTACTAGTGCATATTACCCACAAGTATAGATAACAAACCAGAAAGCAAACTAGGTAGAGCCTATACAATGGAAAATAAAAAGAATCCTGTAGGCAGACCCAAAAGAACTTCTGTTTCTAGTAAGGCAAAGGGGAATAGGAAGTCTGTTGGACGCCCAAAGGGTGATGCAGCAATCATTAATGAGTATAAGGCAAGGATGTTAAACTCGCCTCGCTCCCGCGCTGTAATGGATGCAATATTTGATGCCGCATTAGACCCAGAAAACAAGAATCAGTCAGCCGCATGGAAGTTAGTTATGGATAGAATCCTTCCTGTTGCTGCATTTGAAAAAGATATTGTTAAAGACGCAGGGAGAAACGCCATTCAGATCAACATTAGCGGTGTTGGTGCAGTAGAAGTACCAGAACCTACCATTATTGAAGGAGAAGTAGCAGATGAATCTTAAGCATTTTGACCCTTCAGAGTTTAACTGTCAGGTTACTGGGCACAATAACATGGAGAAAGACTTCCTAGAGAAGATGGACGAGTTGAGAGAGGCATGTGGGTTTCCTTTCACTATCACCAGTGGGTATCGACACCCAACTGAGCATCCGATAGAAGCTAAGAAAGAAGTACCTGGATGTCACGCTCAGGGCATCGCGGCGGATATAAAAATAACAAGCGCCGTGTTCCGCCTTAAGATAGTGACAAAGGCTATTGAGCTAGGATTTACAGGTATTGGTATTGCTGACGACTTTATCCATGTAGATACAAGAGGCACCACGCCTGTTATGTGGACGTATTAGTGGATCTTGACATTGCACTACTGCCTTGGCAACAAGAGGTATGGGCAGACAACACACGATTTAAAATAGTAGCGGCAGGTCGTCGTACTGGCAAGTCCAGACTAGCGGCATGGATGCTAATTGTTAATGCATTACAAGCAGACAGAGGACATGTATTTTATGTTGCGCCGACCCAAGGACAAGCACGAGACATCATGTGGCAAACTCTCCTTGAGCTTGGCAGTCCTGTTATCTCTGGTAGCCACATCAATAATTTACAAATCAAGCTGGTCAATGGAGCAACCATTAGCCTCAAAGGGGCTGATAGACCAGAGACAATGCGTGGGGTGTCGTTAAAGTTTCTTGTTCTAGATGAATACGCAGACATGAAGCCAGAAGTATTTGAACAAATCCTAAGACCTGCTCTGGCGGACCAAAAAGGCTGTGCAATGTTTATCGGTACACCGATGGGCAGGAACCACTTTTACGAATTATATCAATACGCGGAACTAGGAGATGATGAAACTTACAAGGCTTGGCATTTTACTTCTTACGATAATCCTATTCTTGACCCGTCTGAAATCGATGTTGCTAAAAAGTCTATGTCTTCTTATGCGTTTCGTCAAGAATTTATGGCGTCGTTTGAAGCCCGTGGTTCAGAAATGTTTAAAGAGGACTGGGTCTCTTTTAGCGACGACACGCCTGAAGTAGGGGACTATTACATTGCAGTTGACTTGGCGGGTTTTGAAGAAGTCAACAAGAAACGAACAAAGAATAGCAAACTTGATGAAACAGCCATTGCCGTCGTTAAAGTTAGTGAGCATGGTTGGTTTGTTGATAATATTATCTACGGACGCTGGAGCCTTAACGAAACGGCAACCAAAATATTTCAGGCCGTTAGAGACTATCGTCCCGTATCAGTTGGTATCGAAAGAGGTATTGCTAAACAAGCTGTAATGTCTCCTCTTGTCGACTTACAAAAAAAATACGGTACGTTCTTTAGAGTAGAAGAGTTAACACACGGTAACAGAAAGAAAACTGATAGGGTTATGTGGGCGTTACAAGGCAGGTTTGAGAACGGCTACATTACATTAAACAAAGGAGAGTGGAATAGTAGATTCTTAGATCAACTGTTTCAGTTCCCTGATCCATTAACCCACGACGACTTGATTGACGCTTTGGCGTACATCGACCAGTTAGCTAATGTGGCTTACGACTACGATTATGAAATAGAAGATCTTGAAATCTTAGACGTAATAGCAGGATATTAATATGAGTGAGATATACGAACAAGACCCGTTAATGATTCAAGAAGCATTAGAAGATTGGGTGATGGTTAAATGCGAAGACTGGAGGGATAACTACGAAAGCAATTATGAACAGAAATTTGAAGAATATTATAGATTATGGCGTGGTCAATGGGATCCTGCTGACAGTGAGCGTCGGTCTGAGCGTTCCCGTATTATTTCTCCTGCACTTCAACAGGCAGTTGAGTCTAATGTTGCTGAGTTAGAAGAGGCTACGTTTGGTCGTGGTAAGTGGTTTGACGTTAGCGACAACGCTGGAGACACAGATAAGAAAGATGTACAGTTCTTACGCAACAAGCTTACAGAAGACTTTGAAAATTGTATGGTACGTAAGGCCGTAGCTGAGTGCTTAATTAACTCAGCCGTGTTTGGTACAGGCGTCGGTGAGATTGTTATTGAAGAAGTTAAAGAAATGGCTCCTGCTACACAGCCTATAATGGGAGGTGATCTACAAGCCGTTGGCGTTAACATCACTGAGCGTGTCGTTGTAAAGCTTAAACCTGTACTTCCTCAGAACTTCCTAATAGACCCTGTAGCTACGTCTGTAGATGATGCTATGGGTGTAGCAATTGATGAGTTTGTTAGTAAACACCATGTAGAGATGTTACAAGAACAGGGTGTTTATATTGATACTTACATAGGTAACGCGGCCCCCGATACAGACTTAGAGCCTGATCAAGATCTTACTATCTATAACGATGACAAGATTCGTCTTACTAAGTATTATGGCTTAGTACCTAGAGAACTGCTAGAAGATGCTATTAATTTAGATGAAGAATCAACCGAAGATTCTAAATCAAAGTATGTAGAAGCTATAGTAGTTATCGCTAACGGCGGTATACTACTTAAAGCGGAAGCTAATCCGTATATGATGCAGGATCGTCCTGTAGTAGCGTTTCCTTGGGATGTAGTCCCCGGACGTTTCTGGGGTCGTGGTGTATGCGAAAAAGGCTATAACAGTCAAAAAGCCCTTGACACTGAGTTACGTGCTCGTATTGATGCATTAAGTTTAACAATACATCCAATGATGGCTATAGACGCAACCCGATTACCACGAGGCGCTAAACCAGAAGTACGTCCCGGTAAGATGATACTGACTAACGGAGATCCTCGTGAAGTTCTTCAGCCCTTTAACTTTGGTCAAGTTAGTCAAATCACTTTTGCTCAGGCCGGAGCATTACAACAGATGGTACAGCAGGCAACAGGAGCCGTTGACTCAGCAGGAATTGCAGGTCAGGTTAATGGCGAGAGCACTGCCGCTGGTATTAGTATGTCTCTTGGCGCTATCATTAAACGCCATAAGCGAACATTAATTAATTTCCAACAGTCTTTTCTAATTCCTTTTGTTAAGAAAGCCGCTCATCGTTATATGCAGTTTGATCCTGAAAACTATCCTGTATCGGACTATAAGTTTAATGCTAGTAGTACTCTTGGTATTATTGCAAGAGAATACGAAGTAACCCAGCTTGTGCAGTTACTACAGACTATGGGTAAAGACTCTCCTCTGTACAACACACTGATACAGTCAGTGGTTGACAACATGAATCTGTCTAATCGTGAAGAACTAGTAGCGGCCCTTTCTCAAGCTTCACAGCCAAACCCTCAAGCACAACAAATGCAACAACAAGTACAGCAATTACAAATGGAGTTCCAGCAGTCACAGACTCAAGCACTATCTGCTCAAGCTCAAGAGTCTTCTGCTAGAGCTGTTAAACTAACAGCAGAAGCTCAGGCTGTGCCACAAGAAGTAGAGATAGATAAAATTAATGCTATCACTAGGAACCTTAAAGAAGGTGACCAAGAAGATAAAGAGTTTGAACGCCGTATGCGCGTTGCTGATGCCTTACTAAAAGAAGAATCAATAAAAGGTAAAAACAATGTTAATAACTCAGAAAGAGATGCAACTCCTACTCGACCAAGTCAACAACCACTTCAAAGGGACGTTCCAGCGCCTAGACGACCTAGAGAAGAAGATGGAGGAATTGTCTAATGCCACGAAAACGGGGGCCAGCCAAAGGAAAAGCACGGGTAAAGGTAACGTCGTCAGGAAAGAAAGTTAGCTACGGCCAAGCAGGTAAGGCTAAAGGAGGAGGCGCCCGTGTAAAACCGGGAACGTCTAAAGGAGACTCTTACTGCGCTCGATCACTAGGTATTAAAAAACGCCTACCTAAGTCTAAGCAAAACGATCCTAACACGCCTAATAACTTATCAAGAAAGCGTTGGAAGTGTTCTGGCGCTAAATCAAAAAGGAAATAGACATGCCACAAGGAAAAGGAACATACGGAAAAGTTGTAGGTCGTCCACCAGCCAAGAAAAAGAAGAGAGGTACTTGTGCCAGCAAAAAGAAAAAAGGCTAACGACGCTTGTGCAAAAAAGGTCAAAGCTAGGTATAAAGTTTGGCCTTCTGCATACGCTTCCGGTGCTGTAGCTAAATGCCGAAAAGTCGGCGCT